ATCATCATTTGGTCGGACAACGATGAACCAGGGGAGAAGATGAGAAAAGAATGTATATACCGTTTAGGTTCGTGGAGAACGAAGTATATACAGACTCCGGCCACTTATGAAAAAGATGGCAAGGTATACAAGCTAAAAGATGCAAACAACTGTTTACAAGTCGGCGGAAAAGAACTTGTCTTGCAGTTGATTTCTAATGCCAAAGATGTACCTGTAACATCCGTGATTGATTATTCTGATATTGAAGAACTTGACATGTCTAAGGTTGACGGAGTAAAAACTGGACTTAAACCAGTAGATAAGGAACTTGTAAAACTTTACAATGGCACGTTGACAATTCTCTCTGGTCGCCCAGGGAGCGGTAAGACAAGTTTGATAGACCAGACAGCTGCCAATACAATGGATAATGGAGACCCTGTTTTCTTGTTTTCTAAGGAACTGTCTCCGAGAATGTCGGCTAACTGGTTCAACACCATTATAGCTGGACGTAGAAATCTTAAAAAGATTGAACAGCCTGATGGAAGTTCTTATTATGTTGTTCCGTATGAAACGCAGAAGAAAATGCAGGATTACTACAAGAATAAGTTGCTTATCTATAAAGATAGCGAACCTAATGATTGTGAATCTGTCTTAAAATCTGCGGAAGAATGCGTTAGAAAATATGGGGCCAAGCTGATTATACTTGACAATCTGATGATGCTTGATCTTAAAGCGAATTCAGAAAGTATGAACTTGGCTCAGACGAAACTAGTAAACGATTTGATTAATTTTGCCAGTAAATTCGATGTGGCTGTTGTACTTGTGGCACACCCGAAAAAGACAGCAGATATGACAAGTGATGTATCCATGTACGATATATCTGGTTCATCAAACATAATTAACCTGGCGATTCGAAGCATCGGACTTAGGAGAGTATCAAAAAAAGAAAAGGAAGATCCGAGAAATGAATGGAGCAAGTATGATGTAGTACTAACAATCATTAAAGACAGATTGTTTGGTAAACAGGATATTCAGATAGGTCTTTGGTATGATCTCAGATCACGAAGGTTTTATACTGATTATGAAGAGTACGATGCGAAATTTGGATGGGATAATAAAAACTACTTCGAAAAACTTGAATACGTTGACCGTTCAAAATCTGAAGAGTTTCCCGCCTAAATAATAAGATATTAAAGGTGGACAATATGGAAAGTATTTATAAAGATGAATTAGACAAGATAACGCTGTCGTTTAGTGCGTTACATGGATATGAAGAATGTCCATACCAGTTTTACCTTCAAAGAATTGAGGGCGAAAAGGGTATTAATAATAGTTACGCCCAGAGCGGAAGTTATGGTCATGATTTATTCCAGCAAATTTTCACGGGTAAAATCACTCCGCAGCAAGCTTTAGATAGATGTGTAAACGAGTTCGAAGATCAAATTACAGAGTATATGTCAGAGGATACAATACAGAAAAAGAAAGCGGCGCTCTGTGATTATTTGGAGAACCTTGATATAGATGATTTTTTTAACACATATGATGTCCTTGGCGTTGAGAAGAAGTTCAAATGGAAAATAGATGATATCAATATGATTGGTTTTGCGGATTTAATTCTGCGACGCAAGAACGATAGTAAGATAATCTTAGTTGACCATAAGTCTTCTTCTCATTTTATGCGGGTCGATGGCAAAACGCCTTTGAAAAATAAGCAGTCCGAGGTAGATACATATACAAAGCAGATGTATTTATACGCAGATGCTATGATTAAGACAATGGGAATTAAGCCAGATTTAATTGTATGGAACCACTTTCTGGACGGTGGCAAAAAGAGCATACTTGAGTATGAAGAGTCTGAATTAGATAAGGCTGTAAAATGGGCCAAAGACGTTGTTAGTAAGATATATTCAGACGAAGAATTTAATGCAAACGTTACTTACATGATGTGCAATGTGTTGTGTAACTTTAGGGAGATGTGTGAATATAAAAATGACGAAGAATAATTACACAATATTACATCTTCATAGTATGGACTCAAACCCATTCAGTACACTAGAAGTTGATTCTGTCACAAGTTTTGAAGCATATATTCCAGAGATTAAGCGATGCGGAATGGACAAGGTTGCATACACAGAACATGGTTGTATGCTTCATAATGTAGCGAAAAAACAAATTTGCGAGAAAAATGGTATTCAACTTATACAGGCTGAAGAGTTTTATGTGACAGAAAACTTTGAGATGGAAAAAGAAAACGAGGAAAGTGGGCCTATAAGAGATAATTATCACTGTTTGCTCTATGCTAAAAATAAAGCTGGTGTGGATGAATTATTAGAACTATCTTCAAGATCCTTTGAACCTGATCACAAGTATTATAATCCGAGAATATCAATGGATGAACTTGAGGCGACATCAGATAATATTCTTATTCTTACTGGATGTGTGGCTGGTATTTTATGCAAGGGAACGGCTTCTATTAAACGTAGATTTTCTGATTTTATCTTGGCGAATAAGCATAGATGCTGGCTAGAGTTGCAGCCACACGACTTCGATTTGCAGAAGCAGTATAACAAATATCTATGCCAAATTGCCAGAGATTATGGTTTGAGGCTAATAGCCACTTCCGACATACATGCACTATCTGATGAGCATATGCTAGGACGAAAGATAATGCAACAGGCAAAACTTAAAGATCCATTTCATGACGAGGATGAATGTGACTTGACGTTCAAAGACTATGATGGAATGGTAAGGGCATTTGAGAAACAGAATGCTGTGCCAAGATGGTTATATTTAGATGCACTTGAGGAAACAAATAGATTTGCTGCGTTAATTGAAGATTATTCATTGGACTATTCAAATAAGTATCCAAGGTTCGAGAATTCAGAGGAAGAGTTTAAGAAGAGAATCAATGCAGGAATATTGGAGAGAGGAATTAATAAACTTCCTAATTACAAAACAGATTATCTTCCACGTATTAAAGAAGAGTTTGATACTTACAAAAAAAATGACGCTATAGATTTCATGTTATTGGATTCTGATTATAAGAATTGGATGAGGAATAATAATATGAACTATGGGCCATCAAGAGGTTCTGTCTCTGGAAGTATTATTGCATACCTGTTACACAATACGGATGTCGATTCTGTTAAGTATGAACTGAATTTTTCAAGGTTCATGAATCCTGACCGCGCATCTCTGGCCGACGTTGACACAGACATTTTCAAGGAAGACAGATATAAAGTAAGAGAATATTTCTTTAATAGAGAAGATTTGTTCTGCTGTAATATCATTACCTTCAACACAATTAAAATGCGAGGAGCCATTAAAGACGTTGGCAGAGCGTTGGGCTATACACCAGATGAGAGTCAGGAAATCTCTAATTGTGTTACAGAAGACGAGAATGGTAATGAGATTCTGCCGGACAATGTTATTAAAAGAAACCCAGAACTATATAAATATGTGAACATCGTGAAAGGTACAATAGTTTCTGTAGGAAGACATGCAGCTGGCGTAGTATGCAGTCCAATAGATCTTAGAAGTGCTTTTGGTACATTACATATTACATCAGATCCAAGGCCAGTAAGTCAGGTTGATATGCATGAAATAGATTCACTTAACTTTGTCAAAATGGATCTTCTTGGTCTTAATGCAGTCGGACTTATTGACCAGGCTTGCAAGTTTGCTGGTATTCCATTCAGGACAATGGATAATACAGATTTGAATGATGAAAAAGTTATCAGATCTATAGCAGAAGATACAACGATGATATTCCAGTTTGAATCTGGTTTCGCTAGCGATTGCTTAAAGCGCATGTTGTCTGAAAAGACAATTAACAAGATTAAAAAGAAGAATCCAAATGTGTCATACCTTGATTTGTTCAGCATGGTAAATGGTGTTATTAGACCTGCGGGTGAATCATTCAGAGATCAAATGTTGTCTGGAGAGTACAGAGACAATGGCAATGAAGCACTAAATAATTTCCTAGCTCCGACGTTGGGGTATCTTACGTATCAGGAACAGATTATTGATTTCCTTCATGACTTTTGTGGCTTTACAATGGGACAGGCTGATATTGTTAGGAGGTTATTCTCGAAAAAAATAGGCACAGAGTCAGCTATTCCAATTATACGAGATGGCGGATATATGGTGGATATCCATGGGAACAAAGATGAAAGATATGTTAAGGGTTTTGTTGCTGTTGCACAAGAAAAATATGGTATGTCTAAAGAAGAAGCCGAAAATACTATCACATATTTTCTTCAGGTTATCAGCGATGCTTCAAATTATCTTTTCTCCAAAAACCATGCATGTCCGTATTCTGCAATCGGTCTCTTTATTGGTTGGCTCAGGTATTATTATCCATTGGAGCTGTTTACAGCTGCATTGAATGTATACAAAAACAATCAAGAAAAGATGAATAATATCATCTCGTATGTTAAGCTTAAAGGCATTGAAATACGTCCGATTAAGTTTGGTAAATCGAGAGCCGGATATTATATGGATCGCAAAGAAAATTGTATATACCAGGGAATCGAATCCATTAAAGAATGTAATGGTGATATGGCTGAAGAATTATTTGAACTTAGAAATAATTCATATAGTAATTTTGTAGAACTCCTAAGAGACATTGATAATACAAGCGTAAAAAGAAATCAATTAGATATACTCATTAAACTTGAGTACTTTAGCGATTTTGGGAGCATTGATTATCTATTAAAGTGTTATGAAATCTATGATAAATATAATGGCAGAAAACAAATCAACAAATCAAAAGCGTTTGAAGAGGGTATTGACTTTGATCTGTTGAGAAGATGCTGTGAAAAAGAGGCACCAAAAACATTTACTGGTTTAGATTCCAATATGTTGATAATGGAATTTGTTAAAGGAATACAAGACAATGGCACTACGTTGCAAGAAAAAATTTTATATCAACATGATCTGCTTGGATTTATAAATATCATTGATAAACAATACAAAAATATATGTGTT